TCTAATACATTAGGGTCAATAAGTTTATTTAGGTAAAGTAATAAATTCTTCGGATTTAACATAACATCGAACTGGCCAACAGGATCTCCAGGTGTAGCCCCAGCCCATCCTGCTTTACCTGGTGGCACGGGAGGTTCAGGAAGTCCACGTTGTTTTGCAGTTCTTACTAGGGCTGCATGGTGAGCATCTGCAATACTACCGTGACTGTAAGTCATTATTTCATGCTGATAATTATCCCGTAATTGTTTTCTGTATTGATTAAAATTACGTGTCATTGTGGATTCTATAGGCTGACTATTAATTGGTTTAGTCAATGTATTTTCGTATAGATTTCCCCAGGTTTCAGAAAATTCTAATTGTTCATCAAGGGTTGCAGATACTGTTGGAACCTCTTTGATGATAGGTTCAGTTGCTTTACCTTCAAGACGTTCAATCTGTGAAGCCTTACTTGCGTTGACTGCCTTTCTTTTTTGCTGCAACTTATACCATTCAGGACCAATATTAGGTGTTCTTGCTTCCAACGCTTCTATTCTTCTCAGTTCATCATCTGCATTGGCAATAACATCATCTATCTGTTTAGTGATATTGTTCCCGGTCTGAACATCAATTAACGGTGGAGTTTCATCCGGCATCAATGTAATCGCCCACTGCTTATCTTCAGGGGTATACGTTATGTAATTTCTGGTATCTGCTTTCGCTAACCCTGCCGGGTCATCAAATGCCCCCATGACATAGAATCGCTTCCCATTGGTGGGATTAATCCTTGACGTGCCTATCATTTCATCACCGGATCTGCTTGGATGAACTCCAGAATATTCTATAAATGTCTGCAAATCACTAAATTCATCTGGACTTACACTACCACTTGGGGTTGCAACATCTCTAATTTGTTGTAACCAATCTTCAGGTTGGGATGGTCCTCCCGCCTGGGCAAGAGTTCTTCCCTTTAACCTTTCAAAGAATATAGGTATTTCAAGTCTTCTCGTGGTTGACTGTACTCCTCCTATTTCGGGTCGTGCACTGATATCATCATAGATTATCCTGGTAGGAGTTTTAAATCTGGGGGCTGGAACTGATGGTTGATACAGGATATTTGGAGCAGGAAATTCCATTGGTATCTTTGCTTTTCTAATATCATTCATCAATCCATAAACAGGATTAGATGAAGTGGCTGCCCGTATATCACGGAAGGCATCTAATCCAAATCCTGCTGTACTTTTTATTGCACCTCCTGCACCTTTACCACCAACTACCGCTCCTTTAAAACCTGTTTTTAAACCTGCCCTAAGAGGTTTTGCAAGTAACCCGCCAGGTATCAATGTTTCAGCCGCAATTTCAGCCGGATCAACGATAGCCTCAAGTGCTCCCTTGAAATAAGGGTTAAATTCTGTATCGTAGTATGCCTGTCTTGCAGCTTCACTAAGTGACATACCTGCGTTTTGATTATCTCGTTTTTTCTTTTCAAACTCGTGCAGATTTTCACGACCAGCCATATCGATAAAATCAATATGAGGACCTGAGAGAAAAGGATTGGTTCCACCAGTCATACCGAGTTGAAAAGGACTCATCTGTTTTTGATATTCTAATGCGATATCACCATAGTCTGGCCGTTCTCCCTCTACACTGGATTGCTCAACTGCCGATATAGCATTTACAGACATTCCGTGCATAGGTCTTGCAAGATGGTGTTTGTACCATTCCGCAGCAGGTTTTACACCCTCCTCTACCAACGACTGACCCATTAGGGCAGCACCAAAAGTAGTTAAGCCAGATCCCTCTGGGTCAAGAGAAAATGTTGATCCAAGAGTACCCCAGAAACCTTGCGGTTTAGCCTCTATAGTTGCTCTGCGACCTTTAAATGGGTCTGGCGGTGGGGCTCCTGTTTCTCCAAATATATCCATAGTCCGAGTGGCTTCTATATCACGAAAAGCCTGAGCCAATTCGGCCTGTGTTGTTATCCCTGCATCAATCATTGCCTGTGTGAAATACTCTTGGTTTGGACCAAGTGGCCCATAGTCCACATATCTTGGCAATGGCTTTATCGCTGACCGTGGCGTGTTTATAAATTGAGGCATAGGACTGCTTATTGGCGCAGGACTATTGCTATTTGTTCTTCCCTGGTAGATATCTAAATGATGTGGCATTAGAACTCCGGTTCGCTAAGAGCCATAAAGTCCGCTTTACTTACAGACTCTACTGGTTCAGGAGCCGGTGGATCAAACATAATGGCATCGCCTGAACTAAATCCCTGATCTCTTGGATTCAAATCAAACCAACTTCCCGATCCAGTTTCCCAAAGTTGATCTTGAGATGGAATTACCGTGTCTTTAAATTTTAATTCTTGTTCATATCTATCAGGTGGAGCAGGTTGAGGTAAAAATTTAGCATACCTTTCGTAATCGGCTCCTTGATAGTCAGGGAAGGCTCGTCCCCCAGGTACGGGATCACTTGGATCACCATATGGATAGTAAGGTATTTTGTTTCCAAAAGCGTCTATTGTATACATATCGCCTTTTGTTAATGGTTCTTGATCAGGTAAGAACGCTGAAAAATCCTGTACTGGAAATGCAGGAGGTGCACCTCCCATACCCATATTTTCTATTTCACCGGGACTCATATCCATAGTCCTTTGATAGTTAAATAATGTTAACGGGTCAACAAGATGAGCATTCTCAAGTATCTCCTTTCCCTTTAAAAGAATTGGATTACCAAATTGGTCTACAGCAATTTGATTTGTCATAGGGTCAATATATGTTGCTCCCCCTACCTCTTCATTACGAATAGGGTCCCATCTTGTTCCAGCCTGTCCGACCCGTCCATCAGGTGCCATCTGGTATCCAGAACGATTGGCCGCATCAGATACCTTTAACTGTCGACTGGGATCATTTGGATCAGTATATGTTTCATACATTAACGCAGGGTTTTTAATAGCCTGGTCTGTCCATCCCTGATCTATGAATCCACCAGGTCCAAGAAGAGAGGCATTGAACTGCCCGAATATTGCAGAGTTATCTAGAACATTTTCTCCGCTTGCCAGTGCGTATTGCTGCTGTCGATACCATTCAGCCGCCATCGTGTTAAGACCTTCAGCTGAAATACTGGTATCGAGGGTAAACTGGTTTTGAATATACTCTTTTGCCTGGGCAAGACCGTCCGCTGAACTGGCACCCTGTAGTCGCTTCCTTTCGGCTTTAGCTGCTGACTCTTCTGCTTTAGCCGCTGCTTTAGCTTCTGCCTCTCTTTCCCTATTAGCCTTTTTAGCCGCTTCTTCATCTTCGGTTCTAGCTTTCTCATCTGCGACAATTGTTGATTCCTGCATGTTGAATCTGTCTATAAGAGATGTACCACCAGGTCCTTCTGTATCAGGCATAGTTGCACTGATAAGTTCTCCGTATAAAAATGCACCAACTTCCTGGTCACTTAAACCTGGTTGGCTATTTCTAATCTGTGATCGCAAAGATTCTAAATAATTAAGGAGTCTATTTCGGGTATTTTTTTCTATAGAATCTTCATCTTCTGTTGAAACAATCACAGGGCCAAGTACATCGGATACCGCATTCGCCAAACTTTTATTGTTGGCAAAAGTGTTTAATCTGTTTTGTTGATTCTCTTCTTCAATAGCAGTTCTGATACTTGCCCCAGGTACAGGAATTAGTTTTGCATTATCTGTACCGAAGTCACCGTCCAGCATTGCAGAAACATCTGCATTAGAAAAGAATCCGTTATAGGCAGTATTCAAACTGGCTGATGTTCCGGATTCGTTTAATGCCTTCTTGGTAATTTCATATTCATTTCGTGCCAATCCCTGGAAGGTATCGTATGCCATCTGAACAAGCTCATCATTACCATCTCTTTTGCTAATACCTTTTTCCAGAGCGTTATTCAGTTCTTCGGAAATCAACTCTGTTTCAAGCATCTTTTTACGAAGTAATTCGATTCTTTTATTTTTAAAAAGTTCTCTTGGGTCTGATGCTCGGCCAGTAAGTCTTTCAAATACATCAACAGTTTCATTTATTAGTTGGGTACTATCGTTAAGACCCTGATATTCAGGGCTTCCCATGACAAACTTATTGTCATCTAACCTACGGGTAGGGTCTGCAAAATGCTCCATGAGTTGACCTGTTACCCACGTTTGAGTCTCCGCAGTATCCGCAGCATTGCGGGGTGAATGCTGATCCATAATTGCTTTCGTCATTTCACTCAAAAGTTTTATTGTTGCATCATCAGTCCATTCCATAGGGTCAGCTGCTTCGGATCGAGAAATAACAGCAGTAGTGGCTCCAGGTAACTGTGCTCTGGTTTCTTCTTTTACCTTATTTATGCCACCCAGATGTAATAAGTTAATTACAGACTGTGCTTCCTGGCCAAGTAAATCCCTGATAGCGTTTGTAATTTCCCCGATTGTACGTGCCCCTGCTTGTTCCTCACTGCCCTCTTCCCGCTGTTGTCTCCTTGTCTCAAGGACACGACTATCTAAGGTATCTATAATATTTCGTTGTTCTTTTAACCATTTTCTAGAACTTAAAAGATTATTTCCGTTTACAGCCTGATAATCATCCCGAAGACCAGGTGCTCCTGCAACGATTCTTTCTCCCGTTGGTCCTAAATCAAAATTACCATTAACCATTCTTAAAAGAATCCTTCCACTCTTGAGGTGATATACCAAATTCCTGTAATAGTGTCTTCATGGGGTTTTCAGGTTTGGGAATAAACTGAGCCTTAAATGAATCAATCTGTTCCTTGTACCTGGCACTTGCCAACGATACGGGATCTCTTAGTAAATCTGTCTGCTTCTTTGCCATTAACTTACCCTCTGTCCAGATGGCATTGGTCTACCGCCACCTGTTGCTGTACTCAGTTGTGATCCTAATATATCAAGACCGCCTAACCCCTGTGGATAAACACTCTCACGTCCTGCCCCGGTAGCCATCCTCTGTCCCTGTATGTTTGCCTCACCCGGTCTTTGAAGCTGTGCCTGTCCTGGTAAGTACTGTGTTCCAAGCTGGTTTCCTGTTGGTGTTCCCGTATCAGCCGCAGCTGCTCTCTGTTCTGCCAGTTGAACCGCCTCTGCAACTTCAGCTGCCTGTTGCTGGCGTGTCATCTCAAGCAACTTCTCAGCAGCCATCTGGTTCTGTTCTTCAAGCGGATTGGTTATGCCAACTCTTCTCTGCGCCTCGTAAAGACTGATGAGTCCGCTTCCACCATTCCAAAGCCTGAGTGCCAGGAGTGCTTCACGCTCTCTCTCCTCTGGTGCCTCTGCTTTAAGAGTGACATTGTTTTCGTAAAACTGCTTGATGTCGTCGGGTCTTATCGACTGGTCAAATTCATGTACGGTGCTTCTGCCGTGAACAGTAACCTTGCCCATAGCCTTGTTGTTCACAAGTTTCAGGAATCTCTGGTTGGACTGTTCCATTCCACGAGCCATAGCATCGGCAAACTTACCGAACACAAGTCTTCCCGTGCCCGCAAGAACTGACAGTGCAAATCCTGTGGATACACCTGAAGGTCGCATTCCTCTAACGACGTTAGGGAAAGTTGCCTCCTCGATCATTGTCTGAACCATACCAAGTTGCTGAAGTATTTCCTGCGGTGGCATGGCAAGGGGTGACGGCTGTATCTGTACATTCGGTCTGACCCAGTTCTTTGAAGCAAATAGTTCGTACTCATCCATAGTTGCTTCGGCTGAAGATGCGGGGCCATAGAAATCTATAGTTCTCCACGCATACTGCCTGAGTATTGCCTCGTACTGTGTTATCAGTCTTGCCTCGGAATCTAGCAGACTGTGTACTGGTTTCAGGATTCCCTGGTATCTGTCTTCGGGTGAGCCCACATCATAGTCAATCGATGCAGCTGGCTGGATTTTTGTGTACGGGTTAAAGCCATATCCATGTTCGTATGGACCCCATACCCATTCTCCGTCTGCCATCCTTCCGCACCATTTCTCATCCCAGTATTCTAAGAAAGTCACAGTCTCAGAACTGGGTGTCATCGGTGTCCATTCAGGATAGAGTGTCTGTATATCGTGCGGACTTGACTCATAGAACTCGATGCACCATTTCATCCCTGCCCGTGAATCATCCCAGACTATATTCTTAGGATTAACCGCATCGATTATGAATGGGAACGATATATCTCTTTCATCGAGGTGATCTCGTAATGCTTCCTTGTATTCCTCTTCAGAATCGTAGGCATCTATCATCGGTGCGTCCGGCCACTTGTCACCGTCCCACCATGTCTTCATGAATCCTATTCCATACTGAATCGAGTGTTTAACAATCGTTCTCTTTGTATGTTCGGGTATATGCATCCATACGCCCTGTAGGAATGTCTGAATTTTCTCAGACCTGTTCTTTGCCCTGGGTGATGGAGCCGGAACAAATATAGCGGGGTTGTTCACATCAACGTGATCTGTTGCAACATTGACTATGGCGTGTGGGGTAGCGGGTCTGACGGGATCAATAGGCATATCGTCAGGAATAGGTACGTTGCGAGTACCAAAATAGTATTCGTCCTCTTCCTCACACTGTCCGTGAAACTGCTGGAAGTGTTTCTTGTACACATCAAAAACCTGGAGTACGTGTTCTTCTGTCGGCTTTGAAGCGTCGTGGACTATATCGCCAGGAACGAGTGGTTCGCCTGTATCAAAATTAACAAGTACCATTACAGATTAACTCCTGACTTATCCCATCGCTCTTCGACACGCTTCAATCTTCTTTCTTTCATAATCTTTTCACCCGGACTCATGCCCATCATACCGTATCCGGTATTCGTTTCTATCTGCGTCGGCATATATCTTCCACCAAATCCACGTCTTCTGTTCTGATAACCCTGTGGTTCGTTACATGCTGAAAGCGCAAGTGCAAGAGAGAACACTTCGTCATCATGTTCTCCTGCCGGTGCCTGTGCCTTGAACGCTCCACTCGACATCCTGATATGCTGAAAAGCCCTGAGTTGTCTCAGAAGAATTGGTATAGCTGGAAACTGTATTGTCTTGTGTTCCATAGCTACAGTCAGGGTGGCAAGTAGTTCTTCCCTGACATTCTTCTGAATCGATACTGGCTCAACGGGCATATTATACGCCATAAGGTCTTGAACCATAGCAAGTCCCATACCTGTTGCGTCAGCCATAATTCTTTGAAGACCCCACTCTTCGTTGAGAGCAACAATATGCTGCTGGACCTGTGCCCAGGACTGGCCGTCCCATAACCTGTGATACACAACCTTACGTTCATCGGCATCCATAATTATTAGAACTGTAAAGTCACGGGACACACCAAGGTCGAGTCCTGCAACGTAGTTCTTGCCAGGCAATGGTTCTTCTAGCAGATCACCACTAATACATTCTTCAATATTAGAAAAGAATCCTGATGACAGTGAGAATTCAGCAAGGTACATTCTTCGCCATGCTGCTTCCGGCATAACTTCTTTATCCGATTCAACCTCTTCAACATCATCCCCATTAAGTAATGGATTCTGGTAAACAGTGTAATGAAAATATCTGTGATTCTTATAAGCACCACGCTTGGCGGCTTCGCATCCACGCCTGAACCAGTGTTCTGGATATACCGATGGAATACCTTCATAGAAGGCTTTACCCATTCTTCCTGCCTGACGTAGGGTAGGGCGCAACTTTTCAGCGGCTGCGTTAGGTATATCCTGCGCCTCAGATACCCATAGAAAGTCGAGCCCGACTGTCTGCAAAGCCTGTGCGTTATCTGCCGACTTCATCTCTATGAGTCCCCATACCTCGTCTGAGATCCCGTTTAAGGTGATCGTCATATTGGCCTGGTTAGTTTCTCTTATCCAGTCGGGGTTAAGAAGCTGAAGCAGTTCGTTCCATGCCTGTCTTCCCTGTATGTATGAAGGTGCTACGACCCATGCATGGAATCCTGGTGGAACGAGTTGATACCTGTTTATGTGTTCAAGTGGACGAGATAATGATTCATAGTATGCAGCCTCAAGTTCACCAAGGGCACATCGGGACTTACCCCACCTTCGTGCGGCCTCGACCCACTTCTCTTTTGATTTGATAGAGTGTACTTCTACCTGTCCCTCATGCGGACTGTATCGAGTCCTCAGTAACGATGTCGTCATCTTCGTCCTCTAGATATCTTTTGTTTGTTCTTCTATCGGGTATAACGGCACCGGGTTTCATTTCATCTGATGTAACCGGTCTGATCTTAGGTTTTACCTTTCCTCTTCCCGCTCCCTTGGTTGGTCCTTCTTCATCAGGTAACGCCTGTATCTGCCTGATAACCGCAAGCCTTTTCTCTACTCCAAGTTCAGGGTCATTGAGCATCTGGACGAGATGCCACTTTGCGACCCGCTTAATCTCATTATTCGGTAGTTCATCCACCGCAACTGATTTCTGCCTGACCAGTTTTGCAGCTATGGCAAATCCCTCATTTTTACCAACCCACTTGGTAAGCCATGATTGTGATCTGCCTATGTAGGCAAGTGCACCAGGGTCTTTGCCATGAAACTGCCTCACCCATAGAAACGCTTTCATCTCTGATGAGAATGTTTCCCATCCTTCAATCTGCGAACCATAATCCTGTCTCTTGGCAGCCGACGCAATCGTCGATGCTATCAGACCAGGATGTATATCTGTTGCCTCTTTTCTGGGCATTATCTATTCATAAGTGGATTAAACATCGGATTCATAATTGCACCCGGTGGCCATTGTCCACCGTAATCTTGCATTATCTGTTGCATTCCCTGCGGGTTTATTTCATTGGGATTCCACTGTCTGTAGACACCTTCCCACCCAGTGGAGCCCGGTGCTCTTGGCACATTACCCGGTGGGTTTCCCATATCCCGACTTTGTTGAGGGACGAGGGGTGATGAATAGTAATCCCAGGGACTGCCAATCGTGCTCATATCATTAAACTGTGATGCGTTTGCCCACATGGGATTATTTTGATTTAATCCATAAGTAAACTGGGGTCTGATCATATTGCCCGAAAACCTTTGAGGAAACGGAGTTTGGGTTTGATTTAGAATTCCTGATTGCGCCAGACCGTATGCATATGGGTTCTGTTGTTGGGCAACCCAGTTCTGGCCAAAATTTTGAGGTATTGCTATTGGTGATGCCAATGGTCCCTGTGCAAAGAGGAGCGGATTTATACCCATTTCTTCTGGGGTGGGAACTGTTCTTTCAGACAATGGTTCTGTCATTCCAAGTTCCTGTGGGGTAGGGCGTGTACGGGAACCCAGTGGTGGCTGTGGTCTGCCCGCTTCCACATCTCTTACACCGGGCATATTCCCCGGTGCCATAGGTACACCCTGTGGAGTTCCTGTTGGTTGTGGCCTTGGTGGGGGGCGATTCCACATGCCCTGGACACCAGCTTCTGAGATATTTTGCGGAACCACTCGACCCCTAGTATCTCTTTCCCTGGTATCTCTTCCCTGTCTTCTTTCGTATTGTCCTTCTAAGGTCATATTATTTCCTTGCCCCTGTTGCATTGCTCGGAGTCTATTCCAATTTTGTGTCGCCTGTCTGTTTTTAGCCAGTATCTGGTTAATCTGTGCTGTATGTTGATCTGCCTGATTCTGACGAAGTGTATCTGTGAATTGCCTTCTTCCCTGTGCTGACTTCTCTGCCAACCTTGCGCCAACATTCTGTCCTGTCATTTCAGGATCCTCGAATTGCTCTTGTAACCTTTTGTTTCCAAGGTTCATTACCAGGGAACGGGGTGTAACCATCTAGGTTCTCCCTGCACCGAATACATTTCTTCCGGCACCTGTTCTAAGTAGTCCTCTTCTTTCCCTGTCCCATTCAGCCCCTTCAGTTTCTGCCTGTTGTTCTGCTTCCAGTCCCACCTGCTTTTGAATATCTATCGATGGAAGTTCCTGAAACTTGGGTGCTGCTATGGGTTGAGCGTAGTTATATTTATACTGAGCCTGTGATTCCATTTGTCTTTGTTGAGGCTTCCCCTCTTCGTCTAATAGATAAGGGTGATCCACAGCATATGTTTCACCGGGGTCATATCTGTAACTTGTCGTGGGATCAAACTGTGGCATGAAGGAGTGCAGATATTCTGGGAACGCCTGTCTCAACTGGTCGGGTGACATCCTTCCACCACCCCATGACTGCGCCATATACCTTAGAAGTTCGGGTGTGATTGATGGTCCTGCGTACATACTACTATCGCTACTACCCATCAATCCCTGCGCCTCCGGTGAAAAACCGTAGAACATCTCCTCGCCTGGTCCCTGCATTCCCGGTGAAAGAAATCCCTGACCCGCAAGCTGCT